GAGGAAAGGGTGAGGAGTGTGACGTTTCCGTGACGTTTCATGTGACGGCCATGTGACGGCGGGTATGACGTTTCTGTGACGTTCTGTGTGACGCTTTTGCATCTGTTCTGTTCTGTTCTGTTCTGTCTGTAGGAAGGGGGGGTGTGGCGGGGAAACCATTGGGCGATTGTTGAATTTGGGCGTGTTCGTTGGACTTTGGTTACGGTTACGTAGGCAAGGGATTTGCCGCGCCTATTGTCTGGCACCAGGCGAGAGGAAAGGGAGAGGGAGCTGGTGGGCAGGGCCCGTCCACCCACCAGAGGTAGCGTCCTTCCCACGGGCCGGCTCAAGAACGCTACGCCTCAGCGGCAATCCCGTTCGGATCGGGCTGTGCTCGGAAAGCAAAGAAAGCGAAAACGGTCTCACTTCAACGGGGCCGAGCGCCAGTAGGCAGAAAAGCAAGTCACAATCCCCTTCGGATCGGGGCGAGAGGGTTCACTCAACGCAAACCCAATTTTCAGTCCCCTTCGATTTCGGGGTTGAGATCAGGTAAAGCCCAGTGTAGCAGAAAGGGGGCAGGCGGTCAACCAAAAGTGTCTTGACTGGAGGGACAGGGAGCGGTTAGAATAGGATACGTAGCAGATTTACCGCTACGTAAATGACGGAAAGGAGCAAAACGAGATGAGTTGGCAAGATCTCGCGCCGATCAGGGAGCGGTGCGAGCAGGCCCTACCGGTGCCGGTAGGGACTACAGGCAGCGCAGGGATCGGGGTGCTGGGGAACTCGGTGCGAAGCAACTCCCCCAGCACAGTCCATGAGTTGCTGAAAGAGATCATGGCGACGCTCGAGAAGGCGGAAGGCTTCGCGGGACAACTCATCGATAATTTATCGCCTGTTCTGCGGCCAGAGGAACCTAAGGTGACCGCGCAAAACCCACCGAGGGCACAGACAGCGCTGGTGCAAATTCTGGACCAGGTATCTGGACGACTCGGATGCCTGACCGAACTCTTGGCGTCCATCAACAGGCGCTTGGCACTCTGAGAAGGAGGCAATTATGTCGATTCGAGAAACAGCGGGCCAGTTCAGCTTGACGGAACTCAAGGCTAGTACCGCAACGGTATACCAGTCCCGTGAGGAATACCGGCAGATCACCGGGAAGGAAGCACCGATCTACAACCCGGACCTGCCCAACAAATACTGGGCGTGGACGGCGCCAGCAACCGGCAAAATCGTCTCATTCTTCGTGGCTTCCGTGGTAAGCGGGGAGCCCGCCATAGTTGAGATGTCGTTGCCGCTCTCCTACGCCCAGACCGTGAACATCCCACGGGGTGGGGCCAACGCTGAGCCGGCGTACTCGAACGACTGGATGGATTTCCCGATCGACCCGCCCCGGCCGGATGAGTACCTGGCCTTGATCTTCGGCGGGATCATCGTCGTGCGCAATCGCCTCCGTTTCGTTGAGGACGTTCCGGCTTTCGAGCACAAGGTCATGCGCCTGTTGGAACGGATCGCCACCAAGCTCGGGGCGTGAGATGGACGATGCCGAGATCCGCAAGCGTGACCTCACGCCCGAGGAACACGCGGTCTGCGACGCGACCGCCCAACTGCGCAGGAAGATGGGCCTCTCCCAGGGCCAGATGGCGCGGCAGGTCGGCACAACCACCCGAAGCATCTCCCGCTGGGAAAGGCACCTGTGCGTCCCCCAGCCGCGTCACCTGGCGAGGCTGGAGCAACTCCAGCGGATGCTTGATGAGCCCCCGGAACCGGGCAGGTCGGTTCCCGTTCGCTTCGACAACCGCCCGCACCGGAAAATACACCCGGGCCTCACCACAGCCCAGTTGAAGGTCTATGCCCGCCAACTCATCGGCGGACTTTTGGCGAAACTCGGCGGCCACACGGTGGTCGAAAAGGACGAACTGCTCGTGAAGAACGGCCGGCTCCAAGTCCGTCTCAATCCCGATGGGAGCTTCGTCCTGGAGATGGACAGCAAGGTGGCCGCGAAATTGCGCGGGGAGACCCAAGATGAGAGTCTTTAATGCCTTGGACGGCAGCGAGGTCAAAGCCATCGTCCTTCGGGAAATCGAGGCGGCCATGAGCGCGAACGAACAGTTCGGCAAGCACCTGACCTACCCTCTGGTCGAGTGGACCTGGGAGATCCGCGTCAAGGCCCACGCGCAGGAAAACGGAGAGTTCGGCGCCGCCTCTGAGTTCACGACCGCCGTCAAACACGTCGAGCCCGTCGCCCTGGTGCTCAGCGGGACCCGCAGAGTCACGCGCATGACGCCTGAGGACCCAGGGGACAAGCAGACCCCTGACCAGGCCCGCGCTGACGCCGGCTTGCCGGTTCCTGAAGTCGTCGGGACACCACTCGGGTTGGTTGATGAACCTCCCAGCGCGTTCAAGGCCCTGATGGCACAAAAGGCGGCGCGCCGTCCATGACCAGCAAGAACTTCATGCAGGTGGGTATAGCTGCCGTCCTCTCACCCAAAGAGGTGCGCCGCGCGGGCGATCCGTACCGGAGGCGGATTGAATCCATCGCCATTGACCCTGTGCGCGGTCGCCTCTCTTGGACCGTCAGCAGGGGCGGAGTGGATTCCGATGGCAATTACAGGCCGTCGAGACTTCCCGAAAGCCGCTACCAGGCCGACTTGGAGGGTAAACTCATCCGGCACCGCGGTCGGACACGCGCCCTCGATGCTGGCGAGCGCGAGCGGCTTATGCCACTCCTCGCGGGTCTCGTCCTCTACGCCTCGGATACGACGGAATGCTGGGAGGCCACCAAAGGCCAGCCTGTTCCCTCCAAGGAGGTGCCCCGTGGCTGTCATTGAAATCCGCGCCGACCTCGGCCGCTGCGCGGCTGCCCTCGAACGCCTGGCCACCGCGGCTGAACACCTTGTCGAACTAAGCCTCAGGCCCGCGTCCCGCATCAAGCTCATGCGAGCAGGCGACTGGCCCCATCGGTTGCCCGGCGACGCCTTCAGCGCCCCGAGCGATGAGGACCTCCGGCGCCACGAGGACGAGGCGGAGCGCCTCCTGGAAACCTATGGCGAAGTCTAACTGGACGGAATACCTCGGATACCTGCTGTGGTTCCTGATCGGTTCGATGATCGCCCTGGGACTGTTTCTACCGAGACCCCATTGACCATGACACACCGAACGCATCCCAACTTGGAGGAGGTCCAACGCCTTACCCTCAAACACATCCGCGAGGGATTGGCGAGAATCCTGGACACGCTGATCGCGCTCCAGGAATCGCCCAGGTGCCCGCATTGCGGCGCCGCCATCGTGACCATGCACTTGATCGACCAGTTTGTCGCCACCTGCCAGTGCCGACTGGGGCCGATCTGCGGGGCCTTCATCTACGGGAGATCCGAAAGTGGCGAAGTTTGAGGACGCCATCGAACACGTCCTCCGGCACGAAGGCGGATACGCCGAGACGCCAGGGGGAGAAATCGTCAACCGCGGCATCACTCAGCACACCCTGCGTCGCCTGCGCATCGACATCCACCCGCGGGACCTGAGCGAGGACCAGATCAGGGCGATCTACCGAGAGCACTACTGGTATCTCCGGGCTCCGCACATCCCCACCGCGCTCGATGAGCTCGAAAGCCAAGCGGTCGCTAATAAGATCTTCGACCTGTTCGTTCCGTGTGCCGGGCACCAGGCCGTGATCAAAATGCTGCAAACTGCCGTGGGCACGAGGCGGGACGGAATTTTCCGCGCAACTACAGTGCGGTTTGCCAATATTCGTTCGAGCCTGTACGTGGTCAAGGCCATCAGCGGGTTAGCCTACGATTACCTCGAAGAGATGGCAGAAAACGAGTTCGCCCTCGCCCAAAACGCAACCGCGAGAGAGTACTGGCGCCAGAAGCGGATCGGCTGGCAAGCGCGGGCGAACTGGGACGGAGTTTCCCTGTGAACCTCGCCGCAGGAACCCACGTCACTTGCCACGGATACCTCCGCATCCACCGAATGCCAAATCGGGGTCAGTACGAGCACCGACAGGTCATGATCGAACTGCTGCGCATCAGAAATCCGTGGGGCTTCGACCGGATCCCAGCCGGCTGGACGGTCCATCACATCGACCACGACAAGCGGAACAACGACCCGCAGAATCTGGTGTTGTGCGGTCCCGGGTTGCACTTCCGCGCCCATCACAACGGGAAGCGAGCGCTCGAATCCGACGAGATGGCTTACCTCCAAGAACTGGCGAAAGGCAATGGCCGAGCATCCGCGTGACGATCCCGAGGCCCGCGAGGCCCACCGGAAGGACGAGCGGGCACGTTTCCACTCAAAGCGCGCGCTGGCTCTCTCAACGCAGGCCCCTGGTGAAGGTGGGCTGGCCTACGCCTCGCGTGCGCTGGCTGGAGGACGCGCCGCGTTGATCGAACTGGCGCGCCTGTCGGGGCATGACCGCGTGCGCGCGGTGGTCGCTGAGTGGGATGGCCTCGGGATAAACAAGCGGGCGCACACAAGGCTGGAAGCACTCTGCGAAGCCTGCGAACTCACGCCGGCTGAGTTCCTGGGGGCGGTGGTCGAAGCCGCTTTCGCCCATAACACGGACGTTTCAAAACTCCTGCTGGCCGTCTCGACGCCCCGGATCGTGCAGAAGTCGGTCCGGCACGCCCTTACCAATGCCGGGTTCCGCGACCGCCAGATGCTCCTGGAAGCCGCCCACATCGTGCCCAAGGGCGGCGGCATCAACGTCAGCGCGCAGGCCGTAGCCGCAGCCAAATCCAGTGCGGCAACCCTCACCGCCGCACCTCCGACCGGGCTGCCGCGTTTCGAGGAGGACACCCGGATGATCGTGGACGCCGTGCGCGCCGAGGACTGACACCCGTGTACGACCGCCCCCTGACCGATGCCGCCATCGAACGGGCGGTGCGGGGCGTCAACGCCACGCGCCAGCAGGCCGGCCTTCCCGGAGATTTCCGCGTCGAGCGCCACACCGTCAGCCAGATCGAGCGCAACAATGCCCATTTCGCCGAACTCGTTGACCTCGAAAGCGGCCAACTGAGACGCGAACTCGCCCCGGACGAGATCGAATGGATCCGCAACGAGCGCCTGATTTCGGCCCTTGACTACTCGTACTGGGCAGAACGCTACGCCGTCATCCTGGATTTCACCGATCGACTCACGCGCTACACGCCGAACGTCGCCCAGCGAATGCTCACCGACATCGACGCCGAGTTGGAGCGCGAAGGCCGGGCAATCGAGCGCGCCAACCTCAAGGCCCGCCGCCTGGGAGTCTCGCTCGATGCGGAACTGAAACTAGCGCACCGGGTCCTGTTTCAGCCGAACGTCAACGCCCTGATCGCCAGTTCCAGACCCCAGAAGTCGGAAAAGATGTCGATCATGATGGAGCGCGCCTGGCGCGCGCAACCCTGGTTCCTCATGCCCTCGGCTACGCGGCCCAGCAAGGACTGGCCCTGGGGCCGCTACGTCGTCGGTGAACTGATCGAGTTCGAGGCGATGGACTCTGGGGTCTCCATCCAGCACGGCGCCCAGTTCTCCGGCGTGGCCCGGGGCGATACCCCAACCGTCTACCACTGCTCAGAGGTCGCCGAATGGCTGAACGCCAAAGAGGCCATTGACGCCTCGCTTATCCGCGCGGTCATCCCGACGCGATGGGTCTTCGGAGTGATCGAGGGCACCGGCGCCGGCAAAAGCGGGTGGTGGTACGAGACCTGGCTGCATTCGAAGGCGCACTGGCAGGACGGCACCGCCCGGCTGATGCCCGTCTTCTTGCCCTGGTACGTCGGAACCGACATCTACCCGACACGCGATGAACGCCGCCACATACCGCCCGACTGGCAACCCCAGCCCGAGACGATTCAACACGCCAACAAGGCCAAGGATTTCGTCAGCCAGTATGATCTTCTCCGCAAGCACCTCGGGTCTAACTGGGAGATGCCCCGCGAGCAAATGTGGTGGTGGGAAAAAACTCGCGCCGAGTACAAGGCTAAGCGGGAACTGGGCGTCTTTTATAGCGAAGTCGCCGCCGACGACTTGGAAGCTTTCAACAACCCGAATCCGTCAGTGTTTGACGCCGAGCTTATCATGATCTATAAGTCGAGCGTGCAGCGGCCAGCCGGCGTCTATGCCCTTGACGGGCCGAGCGGATTCATTGACCCGAAATTCAAGCCGGCCAAGCACCAGATCGATAGAAACCGCGAGCCGGTGCGCCTCGGCGATGACGTTGTTTTGCGACCGCTGCGGTTCAGCGTCGCCGTGAACGAAGAACCGGCTGGCAGGATTTTCGTCTGGCACCCACCCGAGGACGGGTACGAGTTCGGGCTGGGCGTCGATTGTTCGATGGGTATTGGGCTGGACAACACGGCGATCGAAGCTCTCCGCAAGGGTACGATGCACGCAAACGACGCGCAAGCAGCCGAGTTTGTGAGCTCACACCTCAACGCGCTTCAGTCTCTTCCGTGGTGTCATGCGCTGGCGCGGTGGTACTCAGTCAAGATCAATGGCGAACTAAGACAGCCGCTCTGGTGCATAGAGACAGCAGCCGGAGGCTATTTACTCCAACTAGAACTTAGAAAATTGCGCTGGACCCGCTTCCACAAGTGGCTGCGGGCCTACGACGCGAAGACCCTCGATAAGGCCAAGGCCAACCTCTTAGGATGGGCAACCACCGGTTGGTCGCGGGACGGCCTGATCTCGAAGCTGATGGAGTACATCGCCAACGGATGGATCGAATTGAACAGCCCTTGGTTCGTCGATGAGATGGAGGACCTGGAAGCAGATGAGGAGCGCAGGAAGATTGCCGCCGCCCAGGGCAAGCGCGACGACCGGATCATGGGCCTGGCGATGATCCTGTTCAGCCTCCACGATCTGGAGACCCGCGCAAGCGCCGGTACGCCGGCTCGGCGACCGGTTCATTCCGGCGATGAGGAAGAGCCGGCGCCGGTTTGGCGGCCGGGGCTTCAACAGGTTTCCGTACCCATCGACTCACCGGAGCGCGCCGTGTGGGTTCCCGAGGACTACGAGCCGGCGGAGGAATTGTGGCCGAACTGAAAGAGAGGGAAATCATGACAGTGCAAGATGTAGCGAGGATCTGCCACGAGGCCAACCGAATCTACTGCCAGACCCTCGGAGACACAAGTCAACTTCCGTGGGAAGAGGCCCCGGAGTGGCAGAGAACAAGCGCCCTGAACGGGGTCCGGGATAGGTTTTTGAATCCCTCAGCACCTGCATCCCGCTCGCATAACACTTGGGTGGCTGAGAAGCTACTGGCGGGATGGAAATACGGACCAGTGAAAGACGCCGACAAGAAGGAACACCCGTGCTTGGTTCCGTTCGAGCATCTACCTTTGGAACAACAGGTCAAGGACCGGCTTTTCGTTTCCGTCGTGGATGCACTCGAACCCTTGGTTGTCGTGATCACGGACTGACTGATCCCATGCCGATGGTCGATTTCATCTGCGTGAGATGCGGCGCCGCCGTCGAGCACTTCTACCATCCGTCCGAGATGCCCGACGAAATTCTGTGCGAGGTCGAAGAGTGCGAGGGACGCGCGCCGAGGACGCTGATCCTCAAGAGGCGACGGGCGAATGCTCAACCCTTTGCCCCTGTGATCGTCTTTCGCAAGCCGGATGGCACCTACACCTTCCCCGGGGCAACCGACGCGGCGACGCCGGAGGGGTGCCAGCGCGTGGAACTGCGGACGGTAGACCAGGTACGGAAATTCGAACGGGAGATGAACCAACGGGAGGGCGAGCGCCACGATGCGGCGCAGTCGGCTGAGCAAGGGTACTATTCGGAGGTCCAACGCCGCAACCGCGCTGAACTGCGCGCGGCCATGCAGCACATGACTCCAGCCGGCCGGGAGTTTGCCCTTGAAGCCATGCGTCGGAACGATGAGCACCCGCGGTCGCGGTTTGATCCGGGGTTCCGCGTCGAGATTTTCAGCGAGGACGCCAGCAACCGGCAGGAGTACCGCGATGAGCGCACCGGCTGGCGGGCGAGGAAAGACTGATATGGCTACAAATTTCTCTGATTACCGATTGCCGCTGCCCTGGGACAAAGACGGCGGTCCCACGCCTGAGGACCGCAAGCTCGGCTGGCTCACCGAGGCCGTCCAGCAGGGAACGGATTTCCTGAAGTCTCACCGGGCGTACTCCAACATCGATCAGGCCATCGACTTGCTGTACGGTCCTGATGACGAGCGCCTGCCACGGACACTCTCGCGTGTCCACTCCAACCGGCTGAAGCGACAGATCCGGGAATGCGTCGCCACCATGAGCAACATTCGGCCGGTGTGGACCTATAGTTGCGACAACCGGGACTACGAGACAGGAACGTTCATCCTGAAAAAAATGCGCGATGCCTGGTGGCACTCGACCTTTGCTGATCGCAAGATCCGCGAGGCGATTCAGTACGCCTGTGTTGAGGGGACCGGCTACGTGTCCCCGATCTGGGAGAAGGACTACTGGGTTGCGGGGCGCGGGGACGTCGAACTGCACTCCTACGGCGCCCGCGACGTGTTACCCATCCAACTGCCGAAGAACCACGACCTTCAGAAAGCCTACGCCGTCATCATCCGCGTCGAGACGCCAATTGCGCTCGCCCATGCGATGTACCCGCTGCACGCCGACCGGATCTTCCCGGATCGGACGCAACCGGGCTGGCTACGACGCGGGATTAGGCGCGTTCAACGGTTCCTCTCTCCCGCTTTGAACATCGCTGACCAGGAACGCGATCGGGAGGTCAGTTGCCCGACCGTGGACATCTACAACGTCTACGTCCTGGACACGACCATCAACAACACGGGCAAGGTGCTCGCCATGGGCGAGCCTGGCACCAATTGGGCTTACACCGTTCCCTACGTCGGAATGGACATCGCGGCGGGATTCAACGACCCGCAGGGGCGACCGCTGCTGCGCAAGGCCACCTGGGAGGATTCCCTCATCTACCCGATGCGCCGGCTGTTCATCGCCACCAAGAACGTGGAACTGCGCGACGGGCCGTCACCGTGGTGGCACGGCATGGCGCCGATCGTCAAGGTCACCATGGACGACTGGGTTTTTGAGTACCTGGGTCTCTCGCTGGTGCGGGACGGAGCATCCATCCAAGCCAGCAGAAACCGGTTGATGCGCGTCATCGACGATTCGGCCAACGCCAGACTTCGGCCTCCGCTGGCCTACGATGAATCGGTCTCGAAGACCGCCATGGACCGCTTCGACACCCGACAGCCAAATCAACGCGTCCAGATGAACATGGCGCTCGGGGAAGTCATCAGGCCGGTCCTACCCCCGGACTACTACGACGTGTCGCCATGGATCGCCAACTGGATCGGCGCGCTCGCCGAAGAGCAGGACTACGTGCTCGCGCACCGGGACATGAGCGCCCTGGCGCGCGCCCGCCAACTCCCGGCCGCTGACACCATCGAGAAGCTGTGGGAGGTCCTGGGACCGATCCCACAAGATCAGTCACGCAACCAGGAGTTCGCCATCCGCGCTCTGGGCATGATGTGGAAATCCCTCGCCTTCCAGTTCTACACCACCGCGCGGCGCGTGCAGATCGCCGGGAAGCTCGGGGCGGCGCCCGAGGACTACGACTTCGATCCCGGGAACCTCATCCCTGCACGAACGCAAGATGAGGCGAATGAACCGTACTTCCGGCGCGTCCGCCGGCATTCCGACAACTTCATCTTCCAAGTGCAGCCTTACTCTGCCCACCAGATCACCCAACTTGGGCGCCAGATGGTGCTGATGCAGCTTTTCCGCGGCGGTTTCCCGATCGATCCCTGGACGATGGCCGAGAGCTTCGACCTGCCTGACTTTGGACCGGCGCCCGAAGGCACCAAGAACATGATCGAGCGCTGGGTCGCCTGGATGCGGATGCGCGGCGAGTTGCAAGCTGATCTCCAGCAGATCATCGCCAGCGCGATGCAAGGCGGCGGGCTCGCGGCCGCACTCGGCCTCAGTAAGCCGCCCGGCAGGCCGCCCACCGGCAACGCGCCGCCGGAAATCCAGATCAAGGAAGGCGGCACACGAAGCACGGTTGCCGAATCCCGGTGACACCCGCTTAATTTGTCCGCCCGGCACTGACATAAGATTTTTCTTGACAATAGCGTTCTACGTATGCGCGTAATACTTACGTAGGGCGAAAACGGTGTTTGCTCCATGAGGCGGCCCCGAGGCCATTGGGGTATGGGCTTCGGGGCCTCTCGGTAACAACATGGCAGGCAAGTGGATTGCAGGCGCGATAAAGCACCCAGGCGCCTTGCGGCGCAGTCTTGGGGTCAAGCCGGGTGAAAAGATTCCCGCCGGGAAACTGAGGCAAGCAAGCAGGTCGAAAAACCCTCGGACTCGCCGCAGAGCGGTCCTGGCGCAGACGCTCCGGCGCATAAACCGCCGACGGAGCTCTCGGTAAATGTGGACCGCACGCGACGCCGCCCGACACACCAAGAAGGCCCGGAGTCCCGGCGCGCGAAGCCAGTGGCGCGCAGTCGCTAACTCGGCACTTGCCCGGGGTGCCTCAGAAGGCAGCGCGATCAGACAAGCCAACAGCGTCATCCGCAGGCGGGCGATTCGCGCCCGGGCGAAAAGGAGTAGGTAACCATGGGGCCAATGGGTGGGGCAATGCCTCCGCTGCCAGGGGCTGAAACTCCGGCGCCGCCCGTCGACATCGGAAGGCTACTCGGCGCAGCGGCGCCGGCAGGGCCGGCCGATGCACAGGCGGCGGCCAGGGCCGTCATGAATCAGATCCGCGATCTACAGGCCGGCGTGGAGACGCTGGCCCGTCAATTCCCTGAGATCGCCGATCTGGCGAATCAAGCCAGAGAGGCGCTCACCCGGGCAATGACGAAGATCGTGGCGAAACTCGGGGCAACCGAAAGCCAGCCAGCGCCGCCGGTGGTCGGCTGAGCGGAATCGGAAGCTCCAAAAGGCCGGAACCCGGCGCAATCTCCAACGCAGGGAAGGCAGGTGAACTATGGCATTCGAACTACAGCAGTGGCTCAAGGACCTGAACGCGGAAGGGACCCTCAGCGATGAGGAACTGAAGCAGTTGCAGGCCGCCTTGGGCAAAGAACCAGTGCTGAAGCGTGTCCAAACCCTCCACGAGGGCAACCTGAGACAGGACGAATTCTCGAAGCGGATGAACGATTTGTCCGAGAAGGAGAAGGCGACCCTGAATCTCCGGGCCGAACTCGTCAAGTGGAAGGAGGAGGCCGAAGCACATGTCAAGCGCGCGAATCTAAGCGCGGAACAAGAACGCAAGGCCCGCGCCGACATCGACGCGAAACTGCGGCGCGCCGCGGAACTCTACCAGTTCGACCCGGAAGCCCTCGGAGTAACGAGCGGCGGAACCGGGACGGCTGGCGGAACCGGAGGCAGCGATGGGAAGCCGGAGTTCCTCACCAGGAAAGAGTACGAAGAGGCGGTGGAAGCGATGAAGCAGAACTATCCGCTTCTGCCGGCGCTGCTGCACGACATCAGTGTGCAGCACCAGCAACTCTTCGGCAAACCGCTGGAGAATTCCGCTGCACTTGTGCAGCAGGCGATCAAGAGCGGCAAGTCAATCCTGGAGGTCTGGGAAGCCGACAACAAAGTTGCCGAACGGCGGACGCAGATGGCCGAGGAGGCCGTGACGAAGAGGATCGCGGATGCGGTTGCCAAGCGCGAGGCGGAACTCCGGTCAGAACTGCAACTACCGGCCACGCCGCGCGCCGACGCCCGTTCGCCAGTCCTCGAACAGTTTAAGCCGCCGGCACAAACCGGCGCAGGGAATCAACCGGAGCCCAGTGGGGTTGACCGCGCGATAGCGGCGTGGAACGAGCACAAGTACGCGCCGGCCGAGAAGACGGCGTAAGCCGCCGGCTACGCATCACCTCACGGGTCTAAGTCGGCCGCGACCGTCGCGGCCAGTGAGGTGATTAATGCCCGATCCGAATTTGGACGAGCTAAATGCGACCACTCTGAAGGAGATCTATCCCGCTGTGATTCGGGATAACTTCTTCCGTAACGCGCCCTTCCTGGCGTACCTGAGGCATCACGCTCTGGTGCCCTTCAGGGGGGGCGCCGCGCAACAACACACATTCGCCTACGCGCCGCTGAACGGCGGATTCTACGCGCCCGGCGACAACTTCAACATCACGGTCAAGCAAGTGCTGGCCGCAACTCTCTTCGACATGCGGTACTGCTACGTCGATGTCTCGGAGTACAAGGAGAACGTCCAGGTCCTCAACAAGGGTCCTCGGGCGGTTTTCTCCATCATCGACGCGAAGCTCAAGATCGCCATGAACACGATCTCGGCCAAGGTCGCCGTGGCTCTGGCTCGCCACGGGCGCGCGGCGGCGGCCGGCGTCATCATCGGGGACCGGCCCAAGTGCATCAACGGGTGGGTCGAGGCGATCAACGACGGCGTAACTCCCGGATGGGAGGGCAGCCGGTTCACAGCCTACGGCCAGCAGACGCGGAACGCAGCTATCGGCTCAACACTGAACTCCATTCCGCTCTGGTGCGGCAACGCGAACGGCAGCGCGGCCCCGATCACCTACAACATCCTGGAAGAGTCCTACCAGGACTGCGTGATTACGGGGTTGGATCGGGCGGCCGAGGAACCCGACCTCGGGGTCTGCAACAAGGCCGCTTACGCCTACTGCAAGGAGCGGTTGATGCCGATGCAACGCTTCTCGCAGGAGAAGGACCCGATCTGGGGGCTGACAGGGTTCCGGTTCAACGGAGCCATGATCCTTAAGGACGACTACTTCCCCAGCCTGAAGTACGGCGTCAACGACGCGGACCTGGGCAACTGGCTGACGGGTACGGTGGACACCACCGGAATGTCGCCGGCCAGTGGCTCGAACTTCCCGGCAAACATGGTCTGCACAATCGCCGAGGTCTTCTTGTGGTTGAACACGAAGGTCTGGGCCCTGCGGATCACGGATGACGCGGAATTCGGCTTCGGGTGGAGCGGGTTCTTTCCGGCCCAAGACAACACCCGGGTGGCTGGGCAAGTCAAAGCCAGTCTGAATCTGGAGTGCGACGCCCCGAGGCTGAACAAGCAGTTGTTCGGGATCGGCGGCTGAGGAAGGGAGAACACAGAAATGCCAAGCAACACTCCCCATCAAATCGTGAACATCTCTGGCAAGGGCAAGTTGAACGCCGTCGATGACCAGTACGTCGGCGGGCCTGTCAACCAACTGACGGGTCTGCCGTTCTACCGCGGGCAACTCGGCGCAAAGCTCGCTGTTGACCACGAGCACGCTGCGGACCTGTCGGATACGTCCGTGGCAACGCTATACGGCGGAATCTACCGCTACGTCCAAACGAAAGCCGGGTCAACGGCGGCACCGGCGCGGGGCCTTGTGGCTTTCTACGCCACCGCCGCTGACGTTCAGGCCGACGTGGTGACGCCCGATGCGCCCGCAAACGACGGCTGCATCGCTGGAATCTACATCAGCGCTCCGACCAAGGGCCAGTACTGCTGGATTCAGGTGAGCGGCCTGGCGGGCGTGAAGTTCAGGGCTTCGATCACGCGCGCGACACCAGCGGCCCAGTGCATGGTGTACGTACAGAGCGGAACGAACGTCGCCGACCAGATCGAGGACAACACCAACATCACCGAGTCCGTGCTACGGCGTGTCCTCGGCGTTGCGGCCGAGACGCCGGTGGGTGCCGCGATCAAGTTGGTCGAGCTCTGGGAGCGGTTCGTCAACTACTGAGGAGGAAGTGAACCGTGGCCGGAATTATCGACGGATACCCCCAGCCGAGCGGGGCGAGGATGGAGTCGGTCATCTACAAGACCGGCCCGTCTTCGTACACGGTCGTTACAACTGGCAGCCCGCCAACGGGCGGCCAAGCCCTGAGTGCCACCGAGTTCGGGTTGAAGTACCTGGACCACGTGGAGGCCACGCTGTCCGACAACGGGCAGTACTTCGTCTACTGGACGCCAAAGGTCACCGGCAAGGTGCCGGTGAGCGCGGGCATCCTGATGTGGGTGACGGCTGCCACCGGTGCCGAGGTCGTGGGAACCACCGATCTGTCGGCCCGCCAAGTGCGCCTGCGGGCTGTCGGGTTGGCGTGACGAACGAGAGGACGAGAGCGAGGATGGACCCTGATCCCATCATCATCATTCCGCCTTGGCTCTGAGGCTCTGTGGCGAAAACCTTCACCAACTTCTGGAACGAACTGAAGGGGGACGTGCCCGCGCTGTCCCCCTTCAAGGCCCAGGATTTGGTGCAACGGGCGTGGCGCGAGGTCCGGGACTCCCGCCGGTGGTCTTTTTTGGTCGATTCGGGTGTCATCTACACCCCGGCCTCCGTCACAGCCGGGACGGTCGCCGTCAGCCAGTTCTCGGCATCGGTGGTGGGCAACGCCGCTGCGAAAGCCGTGTGGGATACGCTGATCCTGCACGCTTCCGGCATCGACATCACCAAGCGGCAGTTCCGGGTCTCCACCACGCCCATTTACAACATCAACGCCTACGATCCGGCGACGATCACCTTGACGCTCGACCGGATGTACATGGAGGCCAGCGCGCCCGCCAGTTCTTATGAGATGCTCCGTTGCTACGTCGAATCGCCGACGAGCGATTTCCTACGGTGGGAATCCCTGGTGGATCCGGTGAACCAATTCCGGTTCCGCAAGAAGAACCTGCACCGGTTCCGAACCGAACTTGACCGGATCGACCCGCGACGGAGCGCCAGTGGGACGCCGTACATGATGGCATCCTACAAGGCGAAATCGGACGGCACGCCGATGTGGGAGATGTATCCGGCACCGACGAGCGAAATTACCTATGTGGCGTCGTACTCGCGCAGGGGAACAGACCTAGCGGCCGGGGACACCCTCCCGGCTGTGATTCCGGACGAGCTTTTGATGTCGCGGGCGCGCTTCCTGCTCTACGTCTGGTGCGGAGCGAATGAGAGCAGATTTGCCGAACTCCAGGGCACTGACTGGCTCCGACTGCGGCGGGAGGAAGACGCGACATACAAAGCGTTGCTCACCAGAGCGAAGTCCAACGATGATGAACTCTGGCCCGCGAACTGGTCCGAGAGTGAGGAGGACGGCCAGTACCTCGGGGTCCTGGATGCGAATTGGCTTCAACAACATGATTTGGTTCTGACTTGACGAAAGGAGAGGGTATGAACACTCCGATGACAGAGATTTTTCCGACGCCGAGCGCGAGCTCGACGCCGGGCGGCACCTACGACCACAACCCGGCACCGGCTTTTGGAAAGCCGCGCTCAAAGGGCGGGTTGCCCGTGAAGATGGCCGAGACAATCGGCCCGCGACCCGGCAAACTGGACACCCCGTTCAACGACGCTATCGAGATGAACGGCGGCACGGGCGGGAGCCAAGCGAAGCCGGGCACGATCGAGACGCCATTCGAGGCCGCCGAAAAGTGAGCCGCACGCCGACCCGATGGCGTACACGCACACAAGGCGGTCGGAACTTCGCGCCGCCCTCAGATCGAGGCTCGGAGAGACCTCGGCGAGGTACTGGGCGGACGCCGAACTGAATCTCTGTACCGACGAAGCGCTTCGGACTTGGCAGGCCGCCTCGCGCTTCTATCGAGAACGCGGCGTCTTCCAGACCGAGGCCAACGTCCCGTTCTACGACCTCTCCAGCAAGCTCTCACCGCTGCTCGGCTACACCATCACGGACGCGAACGCCATCACGTTGATGGAGTACCACCTACTGGAGCCGCCGACACCGACCGTGTGGACAGGTACGGACATGTTCAGCTTGGCGGAGTTGACCGAGGCGGTCGAACGAAGGCGGAACCAATTCCTGCTGGAGACGGCCGCAACGCTGACGCGCTCGCTGGACCCGATTGCGCCACCGCCGTCCGGTCGCGTCGAACTGGCGGACACCGTGATCGACGTTCGAAGAGCGGCGTGGCGCTCGACCGGCGGCACCTACACGCATTTGTGGCGGGAGGACGAGCACAACCTGAACTCCTACAAGCGTGGATGGTCAGTTAACCCCGACACGCCAGCCGCCTTCAGCGTCATCCTGACGCCGCCTGTTCAACTCCAGCTTGCCCCGGTCCCGGCGGACGAGGGGCAACTTGATCTGGTGACCGTAAGGACGGGCGCGGCGCTCGATCCGGGCACCGGCGTGCTGCTGGGCGTCCCGGATGATTACGTCTGGGCCGTGAAGTGGGGTGCGCTGGCGGATCTGCTCGGGAAGGAAGGGCCGGCGAGAGACCCGACGCGGGCCGCCTACTGCGAGCGGCGCTGGCGCGAAGGCGTCGATCTCTGCCGCGGTAGCGGTCTAGTCCTCGAAGCCGAAATCGATGGGCTTCCCGTCCCGCCGGCGACGCTGGAGGAGCTGGATGCCTACGCGCCGACCTGGCAGAATTCAATCGGCACGCCTACAGCGGTGGCGACCGCCGGGGCCAACATACTGGCGGTCGGGAACGCCGTCCCGGACGGGATCTACTCGGTCACGCTGGACGTGGTGAGGCGCTTCCCCATTCCGAACGGAGACGGGGATTGGGTGCGGGTGGGGCGCGAGCACCTGGACGCCGTGATCGACTACGCCCTCCACATCGCCAGTTTCAAGATGGGCGGGGCGGAGTTCGAGGCGACCATGCCGCACTACGAGAGGCTGCTGCGGCTGGCCGCCGTCCACAACGACCGGCTCCGCGCCCAAGCACCGACGTTCCGGCGGGTTGAAGGTCACGGACTGAAAGAAGCGAAGCAGCGACCGCGCCGGAGATCCGACATTGAACTGGAGGCATTGGAGTATGCGACTCCGTGAAGCACTGATCGTTCTGATGCTGGCGGGCTCGATAGTGGGGGCGCCGCCGCGCACTCGAATCCAGGGCAACTGCGCCCAAGGCAACAACACCGTAAGCACGCAGGGTTACGCCTCGACGACAAAGGTTGAGCGCAGTTACCCCTCCTGCACGGTGACAGTCTACAACGCGGGCACAGCCGTCATCTCGACGATTTACTCGGATGACGCGGGCACAGCGAAGGCCAATCCGTTTACGGCCGCCTCCGACGGCTGGTGGTTCTTCTATGCCGACGACGGGACCTACGACGTGAGGTTGAGTGGCGGCGGAATCGGGGTACCCTTCACGCGCGGTGACTACGCGCTGTTTGATCGGCGCTACCAAAGGTCAGAAGGCGGCGGTGTTAACCGAAATGTGAAGGACCGCCTCAAGGAAATCATTTCAGTCAAGGATTTCGGCGCGGTCGGCAACGGGACCACCAACGACGCCGGGGCAATCCAAGCCGCCATCACCGCCGCCGAGTCATACGGGCGACCGGTGGAGGTGGTCATACCCAGCGGGCAGTACCGCCTGAGCGCTGGCCTCTCTGTCACCAAGAGTAACATCTATATCCGATGCTCGGGGCGGGCGGAACTGTTACTCGACGCCGGGGTAACGGGCATCACGATTTCCCCAACTGACTCCAGCACGCCATACGGAGAGGCTGTGGGAGGCGAGGTCCGAAACTGCTGGATCAAGAAGAACGGTTCTGCGGTGACGGGCAACGGAATCACCAT